ATGGTTGCCGCTGGTGCGAACCCTGCTCTTATCGATATAAACGATATACCTTTGAATCGTATTATGCAAGAGCATGCGGATTCAGATGAATTTGAAGATTATATGAAATTAAGAAATAAACACGACAAAGCTGTTCGCGATGCCCTTGGCCCAATGATCGAAGAAGGGCCGCACGTTGGCGACACAAACAAATGGACAGACCTTGGGCTGAAGCGCATCCTGAAAGAAGCCGCAGACGGCGGCTATCATGGGATCACGTTTGCTCCGGGAATTGTTCAAGCCTCGCGTTGGGGCAATACTCAGGGATTGATTGATCCTTACGACAAAACAATCCCGTCTCGGATGCAAAAATTAATTAACAACCATGATCCATCGTTAAAGTTCGAAACATATTCGCACGACTTGCCAATTTTTCATGATCCGGAATACAACACTACGTCAACAACAAAAGTGCATTACCTCCCGATGAGCAAAAAAGCCGCCACCTCGATAGAAAAAGGCCAAGAGCGGTTCCGGCGCGGCGGCGACGTAAAAGCTCCAGTTGCCAAATCGGAAAACAAGATGCATACTCCCGCGATTATTGGGCAAGCGCTCAATAAAATCCATTCGTTGCCGCGCGACATGGATTCAACCCTCAGCGGCCAACAGGGACGCCTGTTCTAACAACCTCCGGAGCCACCCATGTCTCAGACCGCCAAGACCTCGCGGGACGCTATGAAAGCCAAGGCGAAACGCCTTGCTTCGGCCGACCCTCATACGAAAGTTGATTCGTCCGATTGGACGCCGCCTTCTGCCGAAAATGCCAGCACTCAAACGGGCATGCGCCCATTGAGCAAGCGGGCCTACAAAAAAGGCGGCAAAGTAATCGGCAAAGCCGAAGGCATGAAAGCTGCGCATCGTGCCGACCGCGCTCCACGCAAGAGCGGAGGTCGCTCCGAACCAGATCGTGCGCATCGTTATTTGACACCGGACAACTTGATCAATCGTGATGTCCGCATGGCAAACGAAGCTCGCGAGGGCACGAAGCATATTGGTGGTTTGAAACATGGGGGCAAGGCCCACAAATTCAGCGGCGGCGTTGGTGAAAACCCTGTCGGCTCACAAAACAAAATGATGGGCCAAGCTGCTGGAATGATGAAAAAGGGTGGCCGTACTCATAAAGCAAAGGGCGGCACAGACCTTTCATATCTTCCAATCGAAAAGAAAGAAGCTCCAAAACCATTCAAGCCATTCAAGCCAACGGGCATCGAGCAGGATTATAATCCAAATGTTTCAGTAGATAAGAATTATACTGGCCCGGATTATAGCGAAGGTGATGAGCAAATCCGTGAAATGCTTTCGCGTAATCCACGGCAATCGCCTGATTATCCAATGGCCCATAAGCGCGGCGGCAAAACGGATGGTCATAAAGTCGAATGGCTGCACCATAAAAAGCCGCGCCACGCTCATGGTGGCAAGGCGCATTCGGATGAAGCCGAAGACAAAAAACTCATTAAAAAGATGGTGAAGCCGTCTGCTCTCGAGCATCGTACTCATAAATTGAGCGGCGGTCTTCTTTCTCGTTATGCTGAAGCGGCAGACCGAGATGCCAAAAAACAACGGAATTCCGCTTATCAAATCGGAGCAAAAGCCAGAAAAATTTATGGAGATTTGTCCACCCATAAATTGGCTGAATCTGGATTGAAAGGTCGATTAAATAAAGGAATAGGAGCCGAAGAACGGGCTCAAAATAAAATGGATAAAGCTGGAAATCGAGAAGCTTTTTCTGCTCTTGCAAAAGCGAAAATTAAAAATTCGCCTATTGAAGAGCGCAGAGGCAGAACCTATCACGATGATGATTTTTATGATTATAATAAATCTCAGATGCAAGGTGGAATTCTTTCAAAAGGAAGAATGCCAACGGTTCCAGCAACAGATGAATCGCCAATGAAACGTGGCGGCAAAGCTCACCCACATGACTGCAAATGCCACAAGTGCTGGGGCGGCAAAACCGAAAAGAACAAAGGCGGCGGCGTTTTCAAGGGCGAAGGCTATCCGTTCAAAGTTCCCGGTGAAGTCAAGGGCGGACGCTCGGCCCATGCCCATGGCGGCAAGGCTGGCGGCAAAGGCAAGATGAACGTGAACATCATCATCGCCTCCGGTCACCACGACAAGGGCGCAATGGGCGGTCAGCCAATGCCGAACGCACCCGTTTCTCCGCGCACGCCTCCAGTGGGCGCAGGGATGCCGATGCCTCCTCCGGGGATGATGCCTCCGGGCGGTGGCGCTCCGGGCGCTGGTGGGCCTCCTATGCCTCCTCCGGGCATGATGCCACGTAAGTCGGGTGGTCGCACGACTTATCCAATCGATTCGGGCGCTGGCGGCGGAGAAGCTCGCCTCGAAAAGATCAAGGCCTACGGGCTCACGCCTCCACGCAAGAAATAAATTTCTCGGGCGTCTCTCCACGCCCGATGAGAGGAGGACCGGGCGCTCCCCTCTGGGTGCTCGGTCCAGCCACTGAAAGGAACAGTTTGTGCTAACAACAAAAGATCGGCTCGTTTATGAGCTGAGGCTGATGATAAAACAAGATTATGAACAGTTGCGCGACAATATCGCAGCAGGTTCTGCTCAAAATTTTGATCAATATCAAAGGCAAGTTGGAAAGATTCAAGGGCTGAGTGCAGCTCTCGAATACATTGACGAGGCTGAGGCCATCGCCAATGGAGTTAAAAACAGAGGGGAATAAAAATATGCCAGCAATGTCCATGTTTCACGAGAGAGATCCTCGTGAGCTATTGCTCGAGAAAATCGGTTCAGTCGAAGATTTCGAGCTTTTCAACAATCAGGTCCTGATTGCGCTTTACATTCGTCCAACGAAAACAAAAAGCGGAATCCACCTGACTGATAAAACCGTCGACGAAGATATCTACCAAAGTAAAGTTGGCCTTGTTATGAAACTCGGCCCAACAGCTTTTCAAGATGATTCGGGCGAATGGTTCAAAAATGTCACCATAAAAGAAGGCGACTGGATTGTTTCGCGCCCTTCGGATGGTTGGACAATCACCATAAACAACGTACCATGCCGGATCTTGAGCGATGTGAACGTGCGCGGACGCATCCAAGATGTTGATCAGGTGTGGTGATGGAGCAACAAATGTCGGATACAGAAGACGAACACCTCGAGATCGAACTCGAGCCGTTGGAAAGTGAAAAACCAGCGGAAGAAATAAAGGTTGAGAAGGCTGAAGAGCTTGAAAAACCGATGAAACAAGAAATTTCAGCTGATGAAGGTATTCGCGAGCTGAAATTTAAACTCGAAGAAGAGCGTCTTGCTCGCCTTGAAGCCGAAAAACGGGTGAAACAGGCATCGCAACAAGCTTCTTTGGCAAAAAGCGAGGTCGATGACACAAATTTAAAGCTCATCGACAACGCAATCGATACGGTGAAGAACAATCAGCTTTCGTTGAAACGCTCTTATGCCGATGCACTTTCACGTGGCGACCATGAAGAGGCCGCTGATATTCAAGTGCAAATGTCCGAAATCGCAATGCAAAAAATGCAGCTCGAAAACGGCAAAACAGCTTATCAGAACCGCATGGAACAGGCAAAATTTGTTCCCCAAGTTCAAAATGATCCTGTTGAATCGTTGGCGGCTCAGCTTTCTCCGCGCTCGGCGGATTGGGTTCGCGCCCATCCGGAATATGCAACCAATCCTCGTCTTTATCAGAAGATGATTGCGGCGCATAATCTTGCGATGGCCGATGGACTCGAGGCAGACTCCGACGATTACTTCAATACAATCGAAGATACGTTGAAAATTGCGCCCCGCCAAGCCGTTCAGCAGGATGAATCCGCGCTTTCGGCTGCTTCCGCACCAACCTCTCGCCGCTCGGCTCCTCCGGCTGCGCCTGTTTCGCGTTCTCCAACCACCAACTCCGGCGCTCGGCCGAATGTTGTCCGGTTGAATTCGCAAGAACGTGAAATAGCAAGCATGATGGGCATGACTGATCAGGAATATGCCAGAAATAAAATGGCCCTGATCAAAGAAGGCAAACTTAACTGATTGGATGAACAATGACAAAAGCTACTGAAACTATCGCTCGTCGCGAAATGCGCCCACCCGTCCGTGCGGACGACCCACGGGCACTTGCTGCAAAGCGTGCAGCAGAAATCCGCAACAACTCTTCGGATCTCGACGATGGGATCGATGAATTTGCGACTCCACCCGCTCCCGATGGCTGGACATATGAATGGAAACGCAAGTCATCCATGAATATGGAAGATGTTTCCCACATGAACCATGTTCGGCGCACAGGCTGGACGGCTGTTCCGGTTGAACGCCACCCAGAAATGATGCAAGTTGGCGCAGAAGGTTCCATCGAGCGCAAAGGCATGCTTCTCATGGAGCGTCCAGAAGAAATTACCCTCGATGCAAAAGCGAGAGAACTTCGCGATGCGCGTCAGCAGGTGAACATCAAGTCTGGACAAATGGATCCAAAGGGTAAAGGCGGTTTATTGAATCGTCAAGACTCGCAAGTTGCTCCAAAAATCTCGAAAAGCTACGATTTCGCGATTCCGGAAGAATAAGATCGAACGGGGGCCGAGAAATCTTTCATCGGCCCCTTTTCTTTCTGCAAATATCAGGCATACTGTTCGACATTCTTCCCCCGGTGTGGAAGATAAACCTTTTTCCGTTTCTTAGTCGCCCCGGTGTGCGATGATGGAACTCTCTGAGAGGAGAACCCGTCATGGCCAATACTTTTGCGCCCAGCGGCTTTCTACAATATCAGGGTGGTGCAGGCGGCGCTCCGACGTTCGCGCAATCCGCTCGTCGTATTGCTTCGGGCAACACGACTCCAATTTTCACTGGCGACCCTGTTCAGCCTGTGACTTCAACCGCCAACGGCTACATCACCCAAGCTACCGCAGGTGGCTCGGTGCAGCTCGCTGGTATTTTCGTCGGCTGCCGTTACTTGGCTACGGCGCTTAACCGTGTTGTCTGGTCGGCTTATTGGCCGGGTTCGGGCGCAACGGGTGACGTAGAAGCCTATGTTATTGATGATCCAAACGCACGTTTCATTGTTCAGTCCTCTGGCTCGGGCTTCCCAGTCACCGGAACTGCAACATCGCAAACCTCTGGTGTTCAGGGTCAGCTTGTCACGTTCGCTTATTCGACCACGGGCGCAACGTCGGGCAACTCGACAGGCGGCAACAACAGCACGGGCCGCTCGACGGCTTATGTCAATGCTACCGCAACCACCAACACCTCGCCATTCATCATCGTCGACTACGCCGTGGGTATCGGCAACGGCGGCGACTTAACCACTCAGTACTGCAACTTGATTGTCGGCTTCAACAACGAAGTCTGGCGTTCGAACTCTGCTGTAACTGGTATCTCGTAAGGAGTGAAGTGTCATGGCTGTTAATCTAAGTCAGATCAAAGACCTTCTCCTTCCCGGTCTCCGTGGCGTTGAAGGCAAGTATGAGCAGATCCCGTCGCAATACGACAAGATCTTTACGAAACATGATTCGAAGATGGCCCTCGAACGTACCGCTGAAATGCGTTACCTCGGCTACGCCCAGCTCAAGACCGAAGGTGGCCAGACCGCTTTCGATTCGGGCGCTGGCGAACGCTTCGTTTACAATCAGGAACACACGGAAATTGGTCTCGGTTACGCGATTACCCGTAAGGCAATCGACGACAACCTTTACAAGACCCAATTCCAGCCTTCCAACCTTGGCCTCGTGGAATCTTTCCACCAGACGAAGGAAATCTACGGTGCGAATATTCTGAACACGGCGCAAACCTACAACGCTGCAATCGGCGGTGACGGTGTTGCACTTTGCTCGACGGCGCATCCAATCGACGGTGGCTCGATTGCGAACACCCCAACGACTCAGGTTGACCTCAACGAAGCAACGCTGCTGAATGCGATGATCGCAATCCGTACGAACTTCCGCGATCAGGCTGGTCTGAAGATCTTCGCACGTGGCCGCAAGCTCGTCATCCCACCAGCTCTCGAGCCAGTGGCCATCCGCCTCCTCAAGACGGAACTCCGTCCGGGTACGGCAGACAACGATGTCA